CATAGTGATAGGGGTTTGATAGCTGGTAGCACGCTCAATAGCGATTTCCTCAGTAACACCATCTTTGATTGCTTGCGCTTTCAATTTAGAATCTGTGTACTTAGTGTTGATATAATTCACGAATTGCTGATCACGCTTATCATGCGCTTTCACAGGGTTACGTAACCAACGCACCCAAGTTTTCACCATCGGTGTGATATCAATATCTTTCTCAATGCTGGTTAGCATACGAGTCACCAATCCGTTAGGAATGATACGATTACTGATTACACCATTGTACTGTAAGTAGTACTGATTACGCACAATGTCATGGTAAATGAAAGGAGATGCTGTCTCCACCATTTCACCATAGGTTTCCTTCGTCATAGGGATGAACTGTTCTACGATACTCTTGATTTCATCAAGCGTTGTAGCAGCTGCTGCCTGTGCTTCCAGAGCCTTCATAGCATCATACTTCGGTTTAGTGAAGCGGATACCGTACTGTTGGCCATTCACTGCACCGGTGATAGAATCACCTAGTACATGTACACTGATCATAGTCATGTGCTTATTGTTTAGATTGTATAAAAGTTCTGATCTCCTGTTCGAGCTCCTCTGTCATGGTGATAGTGTTACTTCCTTTCAGCGTGAATTGCCAATCGGTTTTCACGTAATCACCAGTCAATAAAGGTATACTATTTAGGAAGGATAGTGGCTCACAATAATCAACCAGAGCTTCCATTCTGTAGATAATTGTAAGATCTGCACCGTGTGCGTTTTGTATCTGTGAATCTCCGAATAGGGACTTGGCTGCATCCGCAATTAGATCCTGAGCATTGCTAGGCTTAGCCTCATCTCCATTAAATATCTCAGATACCATTCGTTGGAAGGAATAGATACGCTCACAGTGATCCACAAGGCCGTCCACATCGCCAGGATTCATAAATTTGAACCCTTGCTTATCCAGATCAGTCAGTGGACGATACCACTTCTTCATGTAGTCATACAGACTAGTATATTCCTTAGCCATAGCCGGCTCGAACGAGGAGAAGTTTTGAAGAAACCTACACTTGTGCAGATTCTTTTCTAGAATACGGGCTGTATTCCATTTGATTAATGCGTCACTCATCTTGATGATATTGTTCCTACGCTCTGCAAAGAAAGTAGAGATGTGTTTGAATTGCTTGAAGTACTTGACATTATTCTGCGCTACACGAATAAATGCAATGTTCTTGTCATACCCTACGATATGCTGATTATCGTATTCATAGGCATATGGCCCATTAGCATTAATCGACTCAGGTTTAGGGTGCTCTGTGCTTAGTTCTTGTGTTAATTTGAACTGGTAACTAGTAATAGTCACAGCCTTCATAGCCAACTCGTAATCCTGCTCATTTGAATTGAAGTAGAATACCTCTTTAGCATCGATATCAGGGATATCAGACGCTTTGATTTCCTGCTTATTCCAAACGAATGGCACCATCTTATCCCGAAAGGTAGGCTTATAGATAAAATCTACCCACCTATCAGTACCAGGATGGCGCATCAATTGCATAGTAATAGTTTCCTTCTTACCGCGTAGTTCTGCAGCAGTCATGGCTTCAGCATCTTCCGACGCTGCTTCCAGTAAGTCCTCTTCCTCATCAGTATACTTACCATCTTCTGGTACCTCTACTGTTTCATAGACAGAGAACAGGTCTGCATACTTACAATCTCCGAGTGCGTTTTCAAATAGTTCAAATAAAGCCAGCATCTCTTTCTCTGTAGCGATTGCACGATAGGCATTCTTTTCCTCAGCGGTATACCATGCATAGTTAAAGGCATGCGATACGTGCTCTAGGATTAGGAAATCACCGTGCTTCTCATACAGATACTTATCCTTCTTATTGCTACTAGCACCAGGCGCTGTCTTGATGTACACAGGAATACCTGGGCTGAATGCAGAGATATTCACACGTGTACGTATAAGCCTGTTGATGACATTACCACGAGTGGATTCTTTTTGGAATACCACCTTTCTCATAGCTACAGCATTACTGATACTACGATAAGATATTTGTTCACCACTCATAGGGTCTGTGTAGAATAGCTCTAATTCCTTCGTGTTAGCGATCTCACTGAGTCGTGATAGGATAAGGTTGCGAGTAGTGTAATCCGTATTCTGTATACTGTTCATGTTATACACCCAGTCTAAGAAGTTGGGCGTCTTCAATGAATCATTTAGAATACGAGTGGCAGCTACCACCACATCTTTGTATCGTTTCAATATCACATCTCTGGTAGCATCATCCCATATCACACTCTCACGTGATGGGTTGACTGTTACTTCCTCAGCAGCTACTTTGATACCGATGTTACCGTACTTCTGTTCTAACTCAATCTCCTGAAAGTCAATATAGCCATAGTTCACACGGTTGATGAGGATGTGCGGTTTGCTGTAATACTTGTTATCGGAAAGAAGAATATTCTCATCCTCATACAGTATCTCAGCAGCATGTTCTACATCATAGCGCCGGCCATTAGTCTCCTCTATTTCTAGACGTAGATTATTGAAGTACATCATCTGCTGCTTTACAGCATCGATATACTGATCCTTGTTGTGTTTCTTACACTCGAGGATAACCGTCAAACCATTCTTCTCATCAGTTGGTATGTGATAGAATTTGTGCTCCTTACCATCTGTATCGTGTATCGTTAGAAACTCGTTCTCCTGATTAGTATCAAGATTATACTGAGGTATCATCGATTGATATGCGTGGTCGAAGACCTGAAAACGTAACAGTCGACCGTTGTATCTACTTTCTACAACGTAGTTAGAGATACCGGTACTTAACGCGGACTTGGCGCCTATTCCGTACTTTCCCAGCGCAGATTTACTTCCGCGTTTGGTGGAGTATCCAAGTTTAAAATATCCTGCTAACCTTTCTCCCCATAACCCTACACCGTAATCCTTGATGATACACAAATCACGCTTATTATCGCCGAGTTGGTATATCATAGATACTTGTGCAGAATCAGAGAGAAATTGTGGATTGTAATAGGCAGGATTCCATTTACTATCCTTATACAAGGCACCAGGACGCTCTATATAAAAATCCTGTGGAGTTGCTGCTCCTGACAGGATCTTCAAGGCATTCTGTTTCTCTGTAACAGCATCCAGTGCATTAGAGAGTAATTCTCTCACAGCGGACTTGATAGGATACTGATATTGATACTTTTGAACAAGGTCTGTAATCATGCCCATAGCACCTTCATCGATGGTCTTAGAGATGACTTCAGTACCAAGTACTTCTTCTTGTTCGTTGTAAATTGCCATTACAGTATTGTTATTCTTGCTTCGAAATCTAGTCTAGATAGTTCATAACGCTTGGTACCCAATTGCATGATGATGCGCACGTCATCACCATCATCTTCACAGTTGATATTCTCTACACGTTTGTAGATAATTCTATTGCTCTGTTGTGGGACTTTATGCACAAATCGTACGAATTTGCCGAGGTATGTACTTTCTAGTGTATCCAGATATGAAGCACGTGTTAAAACTGCTTCCATATTGTACTGTTGATTAATTGGAGTGTCTTCTCTGAACCAAATACTTTGCAGTAATCTGTTGGGTCTTTAGGATCTCCGTTAAGTGGATCACCAGGGCACACAAAATGCTCTAGTTCTGGATAATATTTATCTACACCTGTTTTGCCATCATTGTCCTGCCAGGTTACAATACGTCCGTAATGTGTTTTGGCATAATCCATGAAAGCTGTTGGTAGTGGTATGTCTTCACCACGTGGTGCTACTGCTTCATAACCGAAGGAACGAAACAGCATCACATCCTTGTAAGCCTTAGTGATGATAAGCGTATCACTGCTGTATTGTAACTGTTCATAGCCTGGTATGTAATTCTCAAGCCAGTTATTACGAAACTTACGTCGCTTCTCTGCAAATGGTGAATAGAGTTGATACCTATCCCATATGCGGTATGCATACATACTATCTCGAGGATAGGATGGCGTCTTCTGATCCTGTAGCATCCAATAAGCTGATACTGATGTGACATTATACATAGTGAGTAGCTCTCTATTGACATTGAATTGTCGCCAGTAACGTAGATCTCTATCTACAAAAGGTTTAGACCTTACTGCAATGTGAAAATCAATAGGCTCAGGGGCTTGTTTCTTGGCAATACGAGGTAATTGCTTACCTGTGAACTTACTGATACCATAGTCATCTTTGATGTGCTCCAATACTTCGTAGAGTTGTGTATAACCATAAATTTGTGCTACTAGGTCAAAGATATCCCCACTGACACCACTCTTTCCATCCTTTACATAGGCATGATCCTTCCACATGAATTCTACGTCCTTGCGACGCTTAGAATAAAAAACCCCGAAAGACGGTGTATCATCACCATCTCTCAGGGGGGAAGGATAAGATCTAACGAGGTCAGGTTCATATCCCAAATAATCACAGTACAAAGTGTATTCATCGATGCGCTGCAAAAGCATTTGCTTATTGCTACACATATCATTGATTACATCTTCGTAAAACATAAGAGTCAGGATTATCTATTACCAAATACGTTAGCTGCAGCACCACCTGGAGCAGTATTTGCTGGCGGTTGTGTTGTAGCATCAGCAGATGTGATCGAAGAAGGTGTTGGATCATCCAGTTTAAGTTTCTTCTCGTAATCAGAAAACTTCAGCTTGCTAGCTTCAGCCGGTACTGACATAGTCTCGAAGAATGGATAGCTCTCAACAAACTTCGCACCTGGAAGTGTAGCATAATGCTTCTCAGCATTTTGACGGCACAGTCTGATACGCATTGGTAAAGAATCCTGATCTAGGAATTTTGTGACAACAGAAATGAACGACTCGAACAGGTTCTTGCTCACGATGTCCAGTCTCTCTTTGGTAAGAAGTACATCATAGAAAGAATCTGGTCCCTTCTCGTTGTAAATCTGCATAGTGAAACCAGTTCCAGCGTAAATATCTTTGAACGCAGCACTAATCTCAGCAGCAGTAGTATACTGTGACAAGATATGCTTCAGCTTATTCAGCGTTTCGTTCAAATCATTGTTAGCAAGTGTTCCGCGTTGTTGACGTGTACGGGCTACACCCTTACTATCAACTTCTTTAGGAACCAATAGAGCCATAACCAATAGCTTGGCGTCAGTAGATGCATCGATAGCATCTCCAGAAGCTGCAACAGCAAATGGGTTAGAGAGATCTACGGTAGAGGCGGCAGCATTCAATTCCTTGAATAAGAGCGACAGATGGCCTTTATCAGTAATCTCTGCGCTTTTGAGAACGACGTTCTCGGTAATCCCTACTTTAATCATAAAATTCAATTGGTGTGAGGGTTGTAAAAGTAATACAACATGGTGGCAACTCCCTCACAAAAGTTACCACCAATGTGCATAGTATTTATGCCACTAATTCAGAGCATCAGCAGTCATCGCAGCATGCGAATCTTGTGGTGCGTCAGCAGTAGTAGTTTCAGCCTTCTCTTTCTTCTCTTTCACAGGCAATTGACCCATTACAGAAGTAGATACAGGCAATAACGCCCAGATCTCAGCATTCTCTCTACGAACATAAGTTGGTTCACCGGCTTTGTCGCCTTTAGATACCACCTTAGGGATCATATAAATTGGAGAATTATTTGGATTACGGAAAGGTTGCTCAACGCCATTAGCATCAGGCACGCCTTTGATTTCCAAATCGATGAAACCCTCTTCGTTCAAGGTAACACCATACGCTTCATTCAACAATACCAACAAGCCTTTACCGAAGGTATTGCTACCCTGATCGAACACAGATGTAACTGGTTCACCGACCTTTGCTCCTTCAGGTAATGTACCTTCTAAAGCATCTTTCTGGCTGTGATAAGAACATGAACCGAAAAGGTCGATTCTTCCTTCGCTACGTGGAGCAGCTGCAATAGCTACGAAACGTGCGTTCTGAATGGCTGCATAGTTCTTAGTATCGAACACGTCGAAACCAAAACCGCCCGCTTCATTCTTCCACTTACCTGTAGCCTCATCAAGGATACGAGCAGTGAAGTCTAAACCATACTTTGTAACCAAGGCTTGGCTTGGATACACACTACCATCACCCCAGATACGGATATCTGCAGTTGTTGGATTCCACTCTTTACGAGGACCAGATGCTTTCCTTGCGATCACTGGCTGTTCAACTGCTACTGCAGCTTGCAAAATGTTTGAAAATGCGTTCATGTGAATTGTTTTGAATAGATTGAAGTAATTAAGAGGCCGTAGATTAATCTATATAAATCTGTGACCAATCCAGTTCTATGTTCTTACCCGCTAGATGAGGACACCGAGCACCCATCGTGGTATTTGCATCATAACTCTCAAATGAAATCCAAGGGTTATCAGAACCAGGTTTACGGTAGACGTATCCTATCGCATCCATATTAGCACATACGAGTGATGATAGTTTTCCGCCTAATGAAATGTCTTTAACCGTAGCAGTTGCACCTGCCTTTTCCGAGATCAGTCTGTCCTTTACATGGGTAATCAGAATGAGTCGCTCACAATAGAATGCAACAAGGTTAATAACACGTTTCATTTCTTCCCTCAGGTAGTAATACCCAAGTCCGTGTGGAAGTTCAGTAATGGACATCAAGGTCTTCTTCTGGTCTTCAGAAGCAAGCTTGCTGGCCTTGTAACGAGCAAGTGCAGATTCGTCGCACATTTCTTCCAAAGCATCACCAGTATCAATAGTGATGTACTTGTAGATGAATGGAGATCTACCTGCAGCATGTTCAGCCATACCCTTTGTCTTGATGGCCTCTAATACCTGCTCAATATCATACACGCTTCTAACCTGTAAGGCTAGTGCATCTATCATCTGAGTACCGGCCTCAAGGTCGAGAATCAAGTTACTAGGGAGTTTGGATACGATTGTCGTTTTGCCCACCTTAGGAATCCCGTAAATCAGCAGCTTTCTAGGAGAAAGATACTTGGCCTTTACTGGTTCTGTGGGGAGAATAATGTTTGACATTCTTCTAACTCTTTTATTTTGGGTGAATAGATCTGGTGTAGGAAAGGATTCTCAGAAGGTATAGGATGCTTGATATACTCAAATGTACCTACCACAGGGTCCATGAGATAGCTGATCATCTTGTTGCCTGTACCATACCGATTCTTCATTAGCATCGCACATACATAGTATGATTTGAACAAATCTGCAATGGGTATATCAAAGAAATCCTGCAGATCGAAATCAGACGGCTTCACTAGACCAATCACAACATCCGCATCACGGAAAGTATACTTACTATCACCGAAGTCAAGCTTCTGTGGTAATATGATACCTGCACCCTGTTTACGGAGATGTGTCTGTCTATTGAATGTCTGTAAATCTGAATTAAACTGCTGTACGACCACAATGGTAGCACCAAACATGTTCCTGAGCTGTACGAAGTACGAAGACAATCTGTCGATAACGTCTTTAGTATTCATACCTTTCTCTGGAGCAGTTAGCGCAATGTGATCGACAATGATCAGTGTTTGAGAATCTACCTCTGTAGGATTTGCTGCATAACCCGTAATACGCCCAGGTTTATTCTCCTTCTTCTGCGCTTCAGTCGGTAGTGCACGAAGGATAGTTCCTTTATGCGCATAGTGACCATCGATCAGTGAATGGTAGATAAACGTAGGGTGTATTGGATCCTCAATGAACACGATCTTCTTCATGATACCTTCCACAATAGGGAATGCTTCTTGTATCATGATATCATGCTCGTTAGTTACTTTCACGCCAGGGATACGGCCTAGTATATATTCACTAGGAAGTCGCACTTTGTGGCGCTGGTAAACGATGTAGGATATCCATTTAGCAGTTTTCTCCTGCTTCGATATCTCAAATGAGTAGTAGAAGATATATAGCTTCTTGCCTTCCTTCTCTGCACCAGCTAATGCATTC